GAATTGTAATTGTTTCTGTAACACCACTTGCATTTATTGATGAAACTAATTCGCCATTAACAAATGTACCAACAACATTTTTAATAACCAATTGGCCTAAATCTAAATGTCTGTGATCAATTGTTGCAGTTGCACCAGAAACATTACCAGAGATTGTTTGACCCACTTTAAATCTATCATACAGCCTTGTCCGAGTTGTAATTGTTGTATATGGATGATCCTTTTGAGTCTTTGCTATAATATCAGAATTTCCAAGTGGCCAACCAGATTCTCTAAGCTTATCATTCATTAAAGTAATGGTCCAATGATAATTTGGATTATCGTAAAGTTTAAATGAGACTTGATCAGGTCTTTCATTTTCCTGAATAAAATAATCTTGGTAAAAAGCCGTGGCATCTTTTACTTGATCAACAATATCTGCAAATATTGAAATATCTTGCACATATGTTCTTTCGGATTCATCGCCGAATGCATAAAATACTCTAGGAAAATCTCTAAAATACGCCATTATAAATCCTCGTAACCGGATGTAACATCTGTAGCTACAAGATCTGGATCAAAATCTGTATAGTCATAATCCAAATCTCTACGACTTATTGTTCTGTATTCAACAAACGATAATGATATGTCAATTTCTGTTGGGTTACCATCTGAATGAAATATCGCCGCAGTTGGATTATAATTTGTCTGAACCGTTCTAATGTATGCTAATTTTATTTGTGTGCCTACCGGCACAAATTTACCACTTGATGACGCTTGATGCATTAATTTGATTTTAAACATGTTGGGAAATTTATATCCAACATTTATGCCACCAATTGGAATATCTTCTGGATAAGCATTTTTTCTAAAATACTGAACAATTTTTTTAACTTCTTCTGCCTCGGCTTGAGATTTTGGAATAAATTTAAATTGAAATGTAAATTCTCTTAATGCGACACCACGAAAGACCGCTCTGACATTAGGATTAAGTGTTACACCAACAGCCAAAGGTATTGCATTTTTTGCCGCTTCCGGCATAAATGGAAAGTTTGAAACAAGTCTGGATGCTGCCAATCTTGCAGTATCACCTGATAAATTACTATTAAAAAGATCAAAAGTAGATGATAGACCATTTATCAATGAATCAAAAATTGAACCAATAACACCACCACCTTCTTGTACACCAGCCAAAGCAGCTGCTCCAGAAAAACCTAAATTAGGAGTTTCATATGAAAGACCATCATTAACTGAATATGAGATTGGCAAGTAAAGGCTACACAATTGTCCAGGCGCCTCAATCAATTTCATTGGTGATCCTTCAACATCACTAACACCACTAAGGTTAAGAGATCTACCCCCTTCGATAGCCCCATAGGCAGCTTGAACTAGTTCTTCATCCTTATTTCTAAATGGTGCCGTTCCATCTGCATCTGCTTCAAACCTTGCTTGTACTTCTTTAAAGGCTTCTGTGGCTCTAAAAAGTTCTGGCCCAGTAATCTCAGGTGGTATAACCTTGTACGCCTGAAACTGAATTTTACTTCTACACCGATCTTGGTTTTCAAGTGGGTATTTTAACGCCATTGTGTATCCTATACATAGAAATAGTTTAATTTTATTTATAGAGTTCTATGGCATATTCTGGTAGATATCAGGTTATCAATCGTAACAAATATAAAGGCAACGCCGATGGTGTCGTCTATAGATCGTTGTGGGAAAAGTATTGCTTTATTTGGTGTGATACAAACCCTAAAGTCAAATCGTGGTCATCCGAAGAAACCATTATCCCATATTATTATGAGGTTGATAAAAAATACCACAGATATTTTGTCGACCTTAAGATTACATATACAGATGGAAGAACCGTACTCATAGAAATCAAACCAGATAAAGAAACAAAACCACCAACAGGTGAACGTCGGACAAAACGATATATTAATGAAAGTCTGACCTATGTCAAAAATATGAATAAATGGGAGGCGGCAAATGAGTTCTGTAAGGACCGTGGTTGGGAATTCCATATTTGGACCGAACAGACACTCCAAGAGATGGGACTATTAACCAAACCTATGCCTGGCAAATTAAAGAAACCATTAAAAAAAATGGCACCTTATCGTAAAAAGAAACCACGTAAGAAGTGATAAATAACATTATGTCAAATTTATTTCAGAAACTAGAACTTGAAGCTTTTCGTGCAGGTATTACACCACGGACAAAAGAGTCGCGTGATTGGTTCCGTAAAAAAGCTCAGAAATTGACACGAATCAATCGTGATCGGCTAATGGATGATAATCAGTTAAAACAACAAAATGATCAAGTTGTTGGCAGTATGTACATGTTTTTTTATGATCCAAAAACAAAAGATACATTACCATACTACGATAAATTTCCATTGTCAATTATTGTCGGTCCAGCCAAAGATGGTTTTTATGGGCTAAACTTGCATTATTTACCACCGGTTTTACGTGCAAAATTTTTAGATGGGTTACTGGATATCACTAACAATAAAAGATATGACGAGACAACGAAGTTTCAGCTGTCCTACGGTATGTTACAAAGAACAGCTAGAATGAGATATTTTAGTCCGTGCTTTAAACATTATTTGTCCAAGCACGTAAAAAGCCAATTTGCACAAGTTCAGGCACCGGAATGGGAAATTGCTACATTTCTTCCAGCTGCATCGTTTGAAAAAGCAAGTGTTCAACAAGTTTACAAAGACTCGAGGCGGATGATATAATGCCAACGATTGACGAACTAAAAGGAATGGCATCATCCAAACTTGGATTTGCCAGAACAAATAACTATTTGGTGGAATTACCATCACTATCAGGTGGTATCGGTAGTAGTTTATTTGGCGGATTGCCTATATCATTGCCAGATCCAAGATCATTTATCCCAAGTATTCCAGGATTAACACCACCAAGTAATCCAGGCAGTAGGGAATTAAATGTTCTGTGTAAAAATGCATCATTACCGTCAAAGCAAATAACAACACTTGATCGTCAGATTGGTATGGTCAATGAAAAGATTGCAAATGGTTATGCAGTCAGTGAGGTATCATTAACATTTTATATGTTGAATGACTATGGTGTCAAAAATTATTTTGATACATGGCGCAGTCTCATTTTAAATGAGGATACAAATGAAGTAGGTTATAAAAAGGATTATGCAAAAAGTGTAAAAATACATCAGCTGAGAAAACCACAAATTGGACGATCAGCAAGTCTTGGCCCATTAAGTATTAATGTAGGTCTTGGTGGTGGAAGTGTATATAGTGTGGAACTTATAGAAGCATTTCCATTAAATACTAGTTCAATTGAATTTTCAAATGAACTGGATGGATTGATTGAATTTAATGTAAGTTTATCTTACACAAATTGGAAAACTGTGAGCGCATCACAGAAATTTATCAATATTGACATTGGATTTTAATGACTGGAGTAAATAATGGCTTTACCTAAACTAAATACTGCGCCAAAATATGAATTGACAGTACCATCAACACAACAAAAATTAAGATTTAGACCATTTTTGGTCAAAGAGCAAAAGGTACTACTTATTGCTTATGAATCACAGGACAGAAGACAAATTGTCCAATCGGTTTTGGATATTATTGAAGAGTGTGTTGAAAATGTAGATATAAAAACATTGACCACATTTGATGTTGATTATATATTCACAAAAATTAGATCGAAAGCCGTAGGCGAGAAAATTAATGTTAATTTAAAATGTAAAGAATGTAATACACAGAATGAAATATCAATTGACTTGGATACAGTTAATGTTGAAGTGATAAAACAACAAATGGATATTAAAATTAATGACCAAATTTCATTAAAAATGAAATATCCTGATTATGACTATTTTTTAAAGCATGATTCAATTTTTGAAAATAATTCAAAATCTGAAATATTAACACAATTGGTTGCATCATGTATTGAATCAGTTCAGACTGATGATGAAAATTTAAGACTTGAAGATGAATCAATGGAAGAAGTGGAAACATTTATTAATTCACTGTCTGCCAGTCAATTTAATGATATTCAAAGTTTTATTGAAAAACTACCGAAGATTAAGAAAGATGTTAATTTTAATTGTATAAAATGTGGATCTGAAAATAATACTTTACTACAAGGACTTGACGATTTTTTCTAATAAATCTCTCCCATGAAACATTGGAAAATTATTTTCAGGTAAATTTCCAATTATTACAAAATTTTCATTATTCGTTACACGAAATTGAAGATATGTTACCTTGGGAGAGAGAGATATATTTG